GAGTCCCCGAACGCCGTCTCGTCCAGCATCTCAGCCGACGCCGCCACGCTGATGCTGTTGTGATCGCCGGACAGCTCGTACCCCTGCACGAAAATACGTGCCCGCCTGTGGTGAATCGTAGACATCTCTCACCTCACGTCGATGTGCTCGTGCTCAGCGACTTGAACACCCGAAAGTTACACGCGATCAGCGTCCGCCCCGACTCATCCTGCCCCAGCGCGAACGGCGACTGCATCGCCTCCACCCACTTGTAAGCCGTCCCGTTGATCGTCCGGCCCCCGAGCCCCTGCAACAGTCCAAAGATCACGCCCATCTCAACCCGCGCCCGCTGGTAGCTCGGTGACCGGCGAATCACCTGCACGCTCGGCCGCTCCTCGACCACCACGCCTGTCGCGCTACTCATCTGCGGCACTGGCGCCATGCCACCCGTCTCGACCAACTGAATCGCCTCGTCCGGCTTCTCGGGCATCCAACCTCGATAGATAGCTGTGCCTACGCCACCAGACGAAAGCAGATCATCGAGATCGTCGATCAGCACGACTCACCACCCCGCTAGTGCCAGCGCACTTCGCACGCGCGCCACCTTCGTCTCCGGACTGCCCGTGGACCGCGCGACCGCGACCGCCTCCAGTAACGCCAACTCCGCATACGGCGACAGGCCCATGACCACCTTGGCCGCCACGCCGCCACCGTCCACGCCAGGCCGCGCCGCCAGCCACCCGTCCGCCCCGACCAGCCGCGCCTCGATCGCGTCCACCGCCTCGCCGGCCCCAGCCCGGTCCAACTCATGCACCGCCAGTCGCACCAGCCGCGTCACGTCCGGCTCAATCGCCACTTCGACGGTCCCCGTCACCTTGCGCGGCATCAGCCTGCCACCCTCAGGGCGCGCAGCTTCTCGGCAAGTCGCGCCGCCATGTCCCCAGCCGTCCGGTTGACCGCGTTCTCCAAGAACTTCGCCTCGCCGACCTTGTGACGCGTGCGCAAATGTTCATGCACGAATTTCGCGTAGTCCGTGCCATAACTCAACTCGGCCCGCAGGCTCGACGCTGTCGCCATCTGCGACACGTGTCCACTTGCGCGCAGCCGTCCCGTGTCCACCGGCGTATGCGCCTTGCTGTCGAGCATCGTCTCCTCGGCCACCTCGTTCAACGCGACCGCCACCTGTGACGGCACGCCCCCGAGCGATGCCAGCAGCTTCAGCCGGTGCGCGACCGGCGCCGTATCGATCCGGAACGACGCGCTCACTGTCCGCCCCCCGTGCCGCCCAGCCGGACAACCGTCGCAAACTGCCCGCGCAGGAACGGATATCTCTCGACTGCCACGATGCGCGGATTGATCGCGAAGCTCTCCGTACTCGCCACGTCTCCGGTCGACAACGTGATCTGGTCCTCTGGCCTGACAGCTGGGTTCCCGAGAAGGTAGACTGCCTGCTGGCTCGGCACCTCGTTCCCCTGCGCGTTGACCACGCGCTTCATCTCGCCGACCACGGCCGCCCGGTACGACACGGCTGTCCCAAACGACGGCGCCCCATAGTTGTCGTAGCTGCTGAACGGCGCAATCGTCACCGTCTGCGTCATCAGCCGCTCGAACGCGCGCACCGTCACCACAGGCATCTCACACGCTCCGATACATCGCCAGGAGTTCCGCGACCGGGTCTGTCGCATCCTCCTTGAACGTCAGCCCCAGCGGCCCGACCTTCATGCTGGCGTACGCCCCGCCGCCCGCGTCACCGTAGAACTCCGCCGCCTTCAACAGCACGGCCCGCTCGATGTCCTCTGGCAGCGTCCGCCCCGTCGTCACCGTTACCCACTCGCCCGTCGACGAACTACAGACGAGTTGATACCCGGCCTCATACACGACTAGAAAAGGACGATACGTCCCGCCTGGCCTCGGGTAGCCGCCCAGCGTCCAGTCCGTCGCCACCGTCCAGCCGAACCCGCCGTCGTGCGTCAGCTCCAGGAACCCGGCCTCCGGGTTCTCCAGCCGGTAGTCCGTCGAGCAGTACTCCGTCGCCTCGCCCGTGTCCGTCCCCGTGAACATCCGCTGGATACCGAGCACCGGCCGCCGCGACAGCCTCAGCCGCTGCGTCCCGTAGCCCGCCACTGTCTCGGTGTACACCTGCCGGCGAAGGACGCCGCCCATCTCCCCCGTCACGTACCGCTCCACCCAGGCCGAGGCCGCGCTTAGCGCCATGTCCATGCCGGATGACGACGCTGTCGCCCCGAGCACCGTCAACAGGTCGCCCATGAACGCAAGCGTCGATTCCGTGCTGGACGTACAGACGCTCAGCATCTCACTTCGCCTCTCCGGACGGCGGCGGCTGCTGCGCCTTCTGCCGGGCCGCGACCTGCTGGTTGATGTAGTCGAAGGCGGCGGCACCCTGCTGCGCCTGAACCTTCATGATCTGGAACTGCTGGTAGTCGTTGTAGAACTGCGCAAACTTCGCGTGTGACCAACTGCCTAACCAGCCGACGCCGAACACGGCGAGAGCCATAAGCACCCACCGGGCCGTCGCCCAGATCCGTCCCCGCGTCACGCCGATCTCCGCTGACACGCTCTCGGCCACCGCTCGGTCAAGTCCGTCCATCATAGGTTCTCCTCTCACGTCAGAATCTCCGAATCAGCCGTGCATTGTGGACCACCACCCACGTCTTCAGCCCGATGTGCAGACAGAAGCACAGTGCCCCGTGTTTCCAGTTTCGATCCGCCAACACCGCGCAGGCCGTGATCGACACGGCGTCGATGGCCCCCTTGAGCAGACCGTACGCGACGGGATGATCGCTGAGGCCCCGCAGGACCGGGTTCGTCTCGCGCCCCGTCCCGCGCCCGAGGCCAGACCAGGTGGTCGCGAGGTCCGCGCCACTCAATCCCCCATCCACCGCGATCAGGGCCAGCGTAAGGCCCCCAGGCATCGGGGGCGTGGTCGTGGCCGCGGACAGAGGCGGAGCGACCGGTCCCATCGCCAACGTCACGAGCAACGGGAGGCAAGCGAGCGTCATCAGTGACTCGCTACAGGCCGAATGCGCGCGGCCACTTCCAGCATGGCGAGGCGCTGTTCGAGGCTGGCGATATAGGCCAGCAGCGCGTCGGGGCTGGCTTCTGGGCCGGTGCAGGTCGTGGCGACACCGGCTGTCGCAACCGTGGGGGTGCCGGTGCAGCCGCCCGTGATGCCGCCGGTGAGGGTCGAGGCTCCGGTGACGGCGAGGGTGCCCGCCGCCGTGACGTTGCCCGCCTTCGACACGCTGAACTGGCTCACCGTGCTCGCCTGCAAGTCCATCAGCAGCGCGGCAGCGCCGGAGGCCGTATTGGTGACGTTCGCGAAGATCGCGGTCGGCGCGCCCGTGGTGTTCCAGGTCTGCACGACGCTCAACGCCGAGGTCGCCTCCGCTGCGGCCAGCGCATTCGGCGTCACCGTCAGCCCGCCGTTGCTGCCCACCGTCAGGTCGACGTAGTCCGCTGCGCTCCCGTTCGCGTCGTTGTAGGTCAGCCGCAGCCCGAGGCCGGTGGCAGAGTTGATTTCGAGGGGCTTGTCAGGGGCCGTCGTCCCGAGGCCGACGTTGCCGGTAGTTGTATCAAAGGTCATCCATTTTGTTGCAAATCCATCATTTCCTATATGTAAGAAATCAGTACTATTACCATCTAATCCAATATCTGCTTTAGTTACATTAGCCGTTCGGAAAGACAAAAGACCGTCATTAGCATTTGCTCCCCTATCTATATTCAACACGACATACGAGGTTGAGTCTAAGTGCAAACCAATTGCTGTTCCTTCAATCTCTAGATTAGAGTCTGGCCCCGTCGTCCCGATGCCGACGTTGCCGCCCGTGGGCTGCAAGATCACATAGCTCGTCGTCTTCGTCGCGCTCAACGTGCCCGCGATGGTGATGTCGCCGTTGTCGGCAACGCTGCCATACATCGTCGGCGAGATGGCATAGGAGTCGAAGCTGTACCCGCTCGACGCTCCCGCGAACGCCAGCGCATTCGCACTGTGCGTGAGCGTCACGTCGCCCGCGCTCCAGTTGATCACCCCGCCGCTCGCCAGGAACAGATCGGACCACGCGTACGTCGCCGTCCCTAGCGCCGCGCCGTCATTCGTCGCGGGACGGATGGTCCCGCGCGCGATCCCGCCGTTGTTGACGTACGGTCCGATCGTAATGCTCGTCTGATCCGGCACAGCCGGCCCAGTCGGGTCCGCCGTCAGCGCCCCCGCCGTCAGCCCCACGATCAACAGTCCGGCGCCCAGCGCCGCCCGCCATGTCCGCGCTGCTGCTCTCATACCGTCCCCCTCACGCGCCCACCGCCAACACGCGCACCGTGTCGCCCGTGCTCGTCGTCGTCGACGCCAGCGCGAACCCGCCCGTCGGCACCGACACCGTCACCGACTCGCCCGCCGCCAGCCGCGCCCCGCCCGTGCTCCCCGTCGTGCTGTCCAGCGACAGGTAGACGGCGCTTGCCTTGTCGTTCCAGATCGCCACCGTCGTCGCCAGGAACCCCGGATCGAACCCGATCTTGCCGATCGTCCCCGCAGCGTCGGTCGTGGACACGACGACTTCAGCGTTGTACTGATTTGCCCGCAGCGAGTATCCCGCCATGACCGCCCCCCGTCTCTGCGACTACGACTTGAACGCCCTCGGCATCGCGATGTCAGCGCC